AGAACCTTTGAGGGTCTTTGTCATTCCAATGCCGGTTATCATATATGAACCACTGATTGATGTCGCTATCATCGCGTATGGCTGCCAATGCAAAGAACAAATCCTCGTTATCCTTACAGTCATAGATATAATCCAGTAGATTATCTTCCTTAATACAAAAGAATGACCCTCGCTCAACAACTGTGCAGATTTTGTTTTCTTTGCTTCTTGCCGTCATTGTCGGCAAACAAGCATTGGGATGCAAACCAAAGTGAATCAGCTTGCGCCATATTCGGGGATTGCTTTCATGTATTGCACATTTTGATGAAAAGCCCATTATTTTGTCAGATTATTGATTTTGAACATTGGTATTCCATTAAGATTTGAGTGCCATGACATTGTGCCGTTTTCAATGAATCCGTTCAGGGATTGCTTCACTTTTTCATTAAAGACTCTAAGAATATCGTATAAGGACACATTGATAGGCTCACGATGTTCAACGATACGTTTTTCCTGCAATTCTTTCACGATATTGTAGGTTAATTCGTCTATCGGATTCATAGGCTTTTCAAAAGATTGATAACATTCGATATTTGCTCTTTATCAAAGCCGAGATTACTCATCGCCAGTTGCACGTCATCAACAGAAAAGGCTCGTTCCTTACCATTGACAGTTTTTTTATCTTTAATGTTTGCTTTCATTGTAATTCCTTTTTTCATCATATCTATACCTACCACGTTAGCAAGTATTGACAGTGCAAAGGTAAACAATATTTGTGTATTGTCAAAACTAAATACTGATTTAAGTAAGTATTTAACATTATTTAATAAACCTATTTAGTTTATATCAATAGGAATGACTACCTTTGTACTGTAAAAAGACAGTTATGGATAGAAACAATATCAAACTTCGTATCCGGGAGATACTCGCGTTAAAGGGGATGACAAATAAGGCACTTGCGGATAAGATGGAGGTCAGCCCCCAATATGTTTCAAATATTTTAAGCGGAAGGACATTATCGCTTAATGCCCTGCATAAGATAGCCGATGCTCTTGAAGTAGAGTTTGGCGACCTTTTCATTTCTTCATTTACCCCGGACACACCTTTTGAAAATGAATTTGGCGCAATGGTAAAGTGTAGGCGCGGAATCTATACCGCATCCAACCTTAGCCAGTTGCAGGATATTGTTAATCTCCTTTCAAACAAGGCCAACAACGCCACGGAACTTATGAAAGCCACCCTTGAACGGATGCTTAGATTCCCCAGCGGAAAAGATGCTGCTATTATATCTGAACTGATGGCTAACTTATCCAAATGTATGAATCCTACGGAATGGAGAGATTACTACAAAAAGAAATTAACCGACTTGTTGCCGGCTAATTTCCAAGTAGATTACAGGTATTTATCCACTTTTATGACGCAGGATGAAATAATGGCTTTTGAAAGGTCACTCCTTTGACTTCTTCTTATTTCTTCGGCGACGTTCCGCCATTTCCTTACCTGATGTCTTGTTGATTTTCACGCCTGTCAAGGGATGAAGTTTATCCCTTTGCATTACAAGCAAGTTTCGATATGGTATTTTATAGACTACCTCATCATAAGTGAGGCTGAGAGCTTCCATAAAAGACGCGATTTGCCCGAGCATACACTCGTTGCCAATCATTTCGGTTTTGCTACCAGCAGTCTTGCGCTCCTCTGTAAAGCTGATAGCTTCATAAAATTTGTGGCTTCTATCATTGAAAAGCCAGCCTCAATCCCGGCTACCACTTCGGATAGATTACCTTGAGCAAGTTCCTCGCTTAACTTGTCATCGCCCTGAATCAGCCATGACAATGCCTTTGCAAGATTTTCCGCTTTTGATAATGTCATAAGGAGGTCACGCAGATTCTTACCCTCTCCGTATTCGCATAGCCAATAAGAAGCACCGGCAATTTTGGCGATTGTAGGCGGTTCTATGATGTAGGATTTATCATTCACGATGACCACTTTGTAATCAAGACCGATAATGGCACTGGCTACCATCTTAGCACCATCTTTCTTTTCTGAATCTTCCATTTTGGTATTTTTTAATGAGAATGGGGTACGTCAAAGGCGTACCCCATATCACTTTCACATACTAATCAGATGAACTCATTAGTCGTTGGAGGCAGTAACCTCGGAACTGTCGAACCAGTATTCAGGCATGATTTCCTCATTGTCCGGCTCCATCATTGTGCCAACGATGGCTACACCTACCGCTCCGTCAGTGTTTGCCTCGCGACCGCTGATGTTGGCATACGGAAGCACGACATACTGATTATCTTCGGTAAGGGCTATAAGGACTTTGTGGATTTCAACGATACCGCGACCGCGTGCCCATGATTTTGCGGTTGCAACACCTCCAAGGAACTCGGCTTTGGTAAAGTAGTCATACTTACCGATGGTGAAGTTAAAAGTAACTTCGCCCATAGTCTTTGTTCCCATTCGGTAGATTGAACCGGTGAGCTGATTACGGTATCCGTCCTGCTGCGCTTCGCTCTCTTCAAGAGTCCATGTGTCCTGATGCACATTCTTGACCTCTTTGGTGGAAGCATCCTTGAGCAAAGCAGCCAGAACTGCACCTGTAACGTTGGCAGTAATCTTTTCGGGGTCTGTGTAGAACAGACGCTTGATGCCAACGGCTGAAATTTTAGGGGCGTTTTCGTTAACTCGTTGTAGGGTGTTAAAGTGTTAATTATTCCATTGTGTTCAAAACCTTGAAAAGCACCTTGACATTGATGTAATGAGCCTTGAGGTCTTTATTTTCAAAAGTTCTTGTAGATGCCACGACATACTTATATGTTGTTCCGTCAAAGACGTTGGTATCCTTAAAAGACTTTATAGCCATCCTTTCAAGTTCATTCAGACGGATAAGGTCTGCTTTCCCTTTTTTCGTGTTGGCTACAAAAAGATTGACTTCAATAAATCCCTTTTTCCAGATGGATTCAGAGGATTGCTCTTTGGTATGAATCACCACACGTCCGCTTCCATCGACAAAGCCGTCAGGAACATTGCCCTCTTGAAAGACCGGCATCCCAAAGATAGCGCAGTCTTTATAAAGGATATTTGCTGCATCAGTTGTGGTTATCATTTCTTAAATGCTTTTCTAAGTTTCTCTTCTGCAAAGATGGCTGCACCGCCAATTACATCTTTGCCGTTTGCTTCCAATTCATCGGCATAACCGCTATCATTGTAAAGAATCAGATTATTATGGTCATCAACTTCGTAATGATTGCTTGTACGGGTCTTGCCGGTCACATCGTGATAGTCGCCATTTTCAATAGCGTATTCGACCGCTTCCTGTCCGATTTCCTCCACTTTTCTCCGCACTTGACGGTTGAATCGTGAAAGAGCCGGGCGTACATCGCTAAAGTCAAATTTACACATAGATTTCGGCATACGGCAGATAATTAAGGGTCTTGGTCTTGATGATATGTCCTTCGCCTCTGATACTTCCATCTTCTTTCAAGCACCTAATGTATTCGCCAGTCTTTACGTCTGGGGTGTTACCATCAAGAACGATATGATAAGACGGAACTACTATTGTGCCATCAGATAGTTTGACTTCTTTATCGCCATTGTCATCGCATCGGCATTTGCATACTTCTTCCCATTCTTCGGCTGATTCGCCTGTAATGGGTCTTCCGTATTCATCATTCACCTCTTCGGTTATGATGCGCTTCTGCAAGGTATGTGGGGCATAGAACATAATCACCAATTATCAGTGCAGTCAATAATTGAAGATATTCCAAGCAATCCTAAAACCTCGTCATTAGGGGTTACACCCCATTTACGACAAAGCCAAAGATAATACTTAGATGCTGATTCATAATTCCAAGACATTGAAAAGCCACTTTCGCTTACATTAGAAAGACGGGGCGCAAGGATACACTCCTCAAGGGTATGCGTCAACGCCACACCTACGACATTTGGATTGACCTCCATGACATCAGCATTAAGGTCAAGTCCGGATGAAATAGACAAATCGATAAGTTGAGCCTCCGATATTCCGTAGGCTTTCAACTTATCGGTGATGTAAGCGCGAATGGTCATATTGATTATTCGTTGTCTTTGGATTCTGTTTCAGATTCAGATTCAGACTCAGCGGTTTCATCGGCAACCTGACCATCGTCAGATTCAGGCTTATCTTCCTCATTTTCGGTTTCAGGTGCTACTGCTTCGGCAGTTGCTTCTTTATCCTTTTTTGATGACTTGCCTTTGCCCTTTCCTTTGCCGGATGCCTTAGATGCGCCATTCTTTGCAGATGTGGCGTTGGCTGAATCATTGCTGGGGTCAACGGGAGTTTCCTTTAAGGGTTTGACAAGACCGCGAGCGGCGAGTGCCGCTACACGGTCGTTATCAAAATCCTTTACTTCTCCCGGCTCAAACACAACCTTATGGTTATGTTTATCGCGGAATCTTACAAGGACGGTTGCTTTCATTCCTGAACGGTTTGAGTGTCGAGCGTATAGATACGGTCAACATTGTTCAATACAGGTACAACCATTGCCTCGGCTGCGGTGAACTCGCGAAGCGGGTCAGTCTTGGAATACTTCTTTGCAAGGATGAACTCATCGGCTTTCTGGTAAACAACGCCATTAACCTGACGAGTTTCCTCGGCAAGCGTAGTATATACAAGGTCGCCAAGTTCATCATCGCAAACAAAGGTGATGTTACCTTTCTTCCACGGATTATGCGACTTCTTAACTCCGTCAAGCTCGGTCTTGATTTTGCGAGAAACCTTATTGATTTTGATTCCCCACTTCTTCTCGAAGATAGCCGATACAGTTGCAAAGTCAAGAACCGGAATGGTTCTTGCCTCAGTCATTGCAATGCCCTTGTCAAAGGCATACTGGGCGCGAACCTGATTGTTCTTGTAGAGAAGCTGGAGTGCCGTTTCATCAAGGAAAGCCTCGGTGATGGTGTTGCCGTCTTCATTTGCCTTGTCGAAAATCTTCTGGATGTCGTCAAGCGGAGTGGACGTTGTTGTATTCCAGAGGTCGGAAACAAGGAACTGATTGGCTTCGTAGAAGTTCATATTGATGCGGATGCCGGTGCCGTTGTTGCGCTCGGAAATACCCACGCCAGAAGAAAGTTCCGAAAGGAAGATGTCTTCAATGCGCTCCCAGATACCCTCGATACAGCGAACCACATCAGAGAATATCTTGTCGATAATGGTCATAAGAGGAACACCCTGAACAATCATGGCATCCACATCCTTCATCTGCTTTTCAGTCAGATAAAGTTTCAAACCAAGTTTGGGAATTGAACCGGTTGCAACTTCGATGGAGTCACGGCTCTTGAGCGGAAGTTCCGAATCAAGTGCCACCACATCGGCAGCCACACGTGTGTACTCGGCAAGGATGGAAGCCCAGCGACCATCAAGCGAGAACTGTGTGCGAAGTTTCTGTTTGTAGAGATAGGTAAGTTCGCGGTTAGCGAGCTTCTCGTTCATGCGTTCCACGATGCTCAGTACAAGCATCGGGAAGTAACGCTTAGTGTAATCGTAATAAATTGACTGTGTAACTCAGATTCTTAGGCCTCCTCGTCCTGTTCAAAAATGATGTGTGGAACTGCGGCAGTGAACTCATCCATAATGCTATCCATAGGATAAGGCGTGACGGTAGGGTTCACAATGCCGTCATACATAATGCTCGCGGCGGGATTGTCTTTGCTGATGGAACTGCGCAGAATGCCAACATACTTCGCACCAGCAGGAAGTGTGTCGTAGCCAGCAGGTGATGCAGGGGTTTCACCCACAGCCTCAGTTGCTGCCTTAATAGGCATAGGCGCATAATTGCCTTCGGCTTTCTTGATAATGACGTGTCCGGCAAGCACATTGTCTTCGGGAAAATCAGAACAATCCAAAGTACGACCACCGGGAATACCGCTGATGTACTTGCGGATTACGATAGAATCGTTTCCGAAGACAACCTTTGTTTTCTTAGGAGAAATGTCATTCTTCATAATCGATAGTTGGGGTTAATGGTTACTTAACAAGGCTTGCAGCCATCGCACTGATTTCATCTTTGGTCGGTTCATTGCCACTGATGGGGAACACATTGCGAGTCCCGGGCAGAAGATTAGTGTTGATGTTGTTCGCAACCTTTGTGAGTGTTTCCGTAATGATTTCATCCGATGCGTCTTCCGCAAGATTGAAACCCTCTTCGATTCTCCACTGGGGAACGCCCAACTCTTTGGCTTTAGCCTGTATCATCGCATTGCGTGCTGCTTTGGCTGCGGCTGCTTCCGATGCGGCATTTTTGTCAGTCAGGTCTTTGACCGTTTTGCCAAGTTCCGTATTCTTATCGGTAAGCTCTTTGATAAGAGCGGCGTGGTCATCATCGCGTTTCTTGTTGGCGGCCATGATGTCTTCCATCTGTTTGCGCAGAGCTTCGTAATCATTGGTTGGAGGGGTGTCTTCACCGGGCTTATTCTTTTTAGCATCCTCCTCCGCTTTGCGACGAGCTTCTTCCGCTTCCTTCTCTTTTTTGCGAGTTTCTTCCTCGTGCTTTTTACGCTCTTTTTCAAGTGCATCGGTGACGCGCTTATCGTTAGCCTTTTGAAGACCCTCAAGTTCCTTCCGCTGACAAGCCACAACAGCATCGATGTTATCGTCAGTCACAAGACCGGTGGCTGCAAGGGACTCGGCTTTTGACATCAGATATTCATCGCCTAACCCAAGAGAGGAATACTCCTGTTTTAGTTTTGCAAAGATTTTAGCTTTCATTGTTTATTTGGGGATTTGTGATTAAACTACGCTAAGGTAGCATCAAATTTTTCATCCACCTTAATATACTGCTCATCAGTTGCGACTAATTTGTTAAGGTCGTAAGATTAAGGAAACAAGCATAAAAAAAAGACGCATCGTTTCACAACGACACGCCCTGCAAAAGTACATAAGTTAACAATCTTTTACCTTAAAACATTATTTCATCAATACGGATGAAATAATATGTGTAGTCATCCGGATATATTTCTACCTTTCCGTTTGCTGTCTGAATCACATAATTCTCACCAGCACATTTATCAACTATACCGGCATAATGGGATACGTTTTCTCCCATCGGATAGTTTTCACGTAGAAGAATATTCAATCCTACCACGTCATCTGCATTATGCAGTCTTTTCCAATTCGCCATAATATCAGGATTCAAAGATATTGTAATCTGCGGATACGCAAGAATCAAGCCAGAAAGTGAAGTCATCGCCAAGATAATCAACGACACTCTGCTTCCAATAAATCTTCTTGCCTAATTTATCAAGACGATTGTTCCATCGCTCAACCAATTTCTTTAATGCAAATTTTTCAGGCTTTGCACCATCACTCATCAAACCGACTTTGAAAAGTTCGCAATAAGGCAATACGTCACTCATAGCAACTTCCGAGCAAACAATATCCACAATCGGCTCGATGCTTGCGAATGTATGAAAACCAAAAGAATGACACAAGGCCATTGTTCTGATTCTTTCAACGTGAGGGCTTGCACCCGGCTCAAGGTCATCGCGACCAGTTAATGTGAAGCCGATGGCTATCTTGTCAACATAGTTGCTGAAGATAGATTTTGTACTTTCTATCCATACATCAGTATCCCACCAATCGGCTCGTTTGGTAAGAATCTGAACAGGAATATCATTTTTTAGTGCCAATTCAGTAGCGCGTATGGTTAACTCAAGTGTGTGACCCGGTATCATCGGGTCAGTCGTAAAACTGAAAAAGATGCCAGACTTCCGCAATTCAGCAATATTTATCATCATCTCTTTTTCAAAGATGGATATTGCGTGGTCGAAATTCTTGAAACATTTCTTGAGTTTCGGGGTGTCTGACCAGACATGACTCATAACACCTCGCTTGCAAAAGCAGTAGGAACAGTTATGCGAACATCCGGTGAAGAAATTGCAGGCCCATTCGGAATATTCTCCAGCCTTACCCTTTGGATTGTAAATGGCTTTACCATCAAAAGGTTTTGTTTCAGAAGTATTCATTATTCTTAATTTTTAGTGTCGGCTATCCTGTTTGATGTAGTTGCAAATCTCGCATATTCCATCATTGATAGCCTTGTTGTAATCATCATAGTAGTCATCGCTATCAAGGTAACTGCCATCTACCAAGTCCAGATAGTCATAGAACCATTGACCCTTTAGCAAGGATTTATTTATACGCAGACTTACACATCTTTTCTCTCGTAGATATTCCACTGCCTTTTGTAGAATGGGACGGTCAAATACATCTTCATACTCAAGCCATGATTCAGGTTTAGATGAAATACCTATTGTTGTTTGCCCATTACGGACGTGGTAACGAGTATGCGTTGGGATATTGTAACCAATCTCTTTCAATGCTTTGGCAGCATCAAGATTCACATAATCCTTATCTTCAAGTTCCTTATTTGTTATCATCGTTCACAAGATTGATGTTTACCTTTACTGGGATTTCCACGTTATCACCTTTTGCCAATTCTCTTTTCAGGGCATAGATGATAGAATCACGAAGTTCAATGCCAAATTCCAACTGCTCACAGTTTTCATCATAGGCGCGTTTGAGTTTCTTTACTTCCGCATTTATTTCCGTGAGTTCTTTATCCAATGCGGTTGCACTTGGATGGTTGCGACCTATCGACACGCCACCCATAAATCCGATAAAAAGGATTACTATGGTAAACATTATGAATGTCAGCCAATCCTTGAATGTCAGTTTAGTTTTTTCTGTTTCTTCCATGTTTAATATCGTTTATAAGTAAATCTGAATTATCAATACTGTTGCCGATGATTTCACATATCTTGTCATCATCTGCATTTATTGTCAATGCGTGAAGTGGGAAACCACCATAAATCTTATTATTGCACTCTTCTACGGATGCGTAAAACATACCGCACCAAAAGATAACAAGATAACTTTTACCATTGGATTTTACTATGTCGCCCTCAAAGATGTTATTTCCATTTGAATCGGAAAGTCCTGAAAACTGACCGATGGTTTTGGGGTCAACCTCATAGAATCCGTTTTTAATATATCCTAAGTTACTGATATGGATACACGGTTTCGCTTCCTTCTGAACTTCCATTTCCATGACACCACACCTTTAGATTTTAGAAAACTTCAATTCAAGTGCATCCAACTTTTGCGCAAGGATACTGAGAATATCTTCATCTTTCACAAAACGATTGACTGCAATTCTTACAATTTCGCTTTCATCTGCCATAATTCCGCGATATGGTATCGGCTTTCGTAATACTGCAATAGCATCACACAACAGATGGATGTCATTCTGAATTTCGTTGGCTTCTTTCAGCCGATTAAACTCCGATTCGGTCATAATAATGAAATTTAGTTAATCCGACCATATCGGTCAGCCCTGCGTTTATATTCCTCGCTTGCCTGTTCTTTAGGGAATTTACCATGCCATTTACCGGGAACTACCATCCTGACTTTTGAACCATCCGGCATACGGACAAACTTTACACACCCACATTCAGAACATAATGCTTTATGTTTGTAGGCTTCAAGCGTTGGATGATATTTAAGGTCATTGGAAACCTCGCCTAAATCAAGACTCCAATAACTTGAGGTTGCTGTGTTATCGATACAACCACATTTGGCACAAATAAAAATGGGCATAGTTATGAAATTACAATTATGTTTTGGTCTGAGTCATAGTTCACACTGTCGGCTTCAATCAGATTGATGTATCCGGCTTCAATGAAGATATTCGCCTCATCTGGCATATTTTCAATTTGTTCTATAAATTCTTGCTTTGTCATTTCTTGTTTAGTTCTAAGTAGAAAGAGCAAGTGGCGCAGGAAAGGAAGCGAACCTACGCCACCATACCCTTTTCTACACGTGGCAGATAGGTTTATTCAGTCACAAGTTCCCAGTCTTCCGCGAAGACATCACTGATGGACGGTACCCAGCTATCGGCTCGCCCTGTCTCGCGATTGTAGATAAGACACTGCGATGTATAGTTGATGTGCTTTGCTGATTCCAAGATAAGGCGTTTAGCTTCAACAGGAACAGACTGCATACCGGGGATGATTTCTGCACTGATGTCAGTCGGCACTTGCTTAAATACCATAAGACCCTTACCATTCCATCCGGCTCTGCGGAGGACGAAGCCATTCTTGAGCAATGTGATTGCCACACCGAAATTGAAGCCGCAGAAACCGCCATTTCCTGATTCCATATAGGTATGACGGAGTGCAAGAGCCTGCATATAGTCATACATGGATGCCTCTTGTGCGTGAAGCATTGCCCATACTTCCATAGTGAGAGGATTGTTCTCGCTGTTTTTAAGGAAGTGATGGAGTTTACCACTCTTTTCACTCAGTTCGGTATACTCAACATTCATGCGGTCAAGTTCGGTTTCCGCAAGATGATATGTTTTCTCAAATTCATCTTTAGGACACCAACTTTCATAGCCGTTTTCATAAACGACCTTGTAACCCTCTTCTATGGTTTCAAGGGTTTTAGGAATTGCATCCTCGGGCAGATATATCTTGCCACCCTTTCTGACCGCAGGAGTAGCCTGAACGGTCTTAGTTCCAATGTACTTCTTCATTGTTTTGTCTATTATAAGTTACAATAGTTCGTTAAAAAATATTCATAGGCTATGCGGCATCTACCGTCAAGCCAAAGAGTTCTTTGACAAGTTTA